TCAACTCTTTTTTTTTTTATTAATATTGTAACGCATACTTAAAATATAAATATATTTTTATAAAAAAAATTGAATATATTTTTTTATAATTTATATAAATTATATAAAAATATTTTCATATATTATTTAGAATGTTAAGAACTAATATCGAACCAATGCTTATGCCAGACGAAAATAGGTATGTAATGTTTCCAATCAAAGACCCAGAAATATGGCAAATGTACAAAAAACAAGAAGATTTGTTTTGGAGAGCCCAAGAAGTTGACTTATCAAAAGATTTAGCTGATTGGAATACTTTAAACGATAACGAGAAGCATTTTATATCTATGATATTAGCATTTTTCGCTGCAAGCGATGGAATAGTATTAGAAAATTTAGCAATTCGTTTTATGGAAGATGTACAATTAAGTGAAGCAAGAGCATTTTACGGGTTACAAATAGCTATGGAAAATATCCATAGTATAATGTATTCAACATTAATAGATACATACATAACAGATAAATTTCAAAAAAATAATTTATTTGATGCTCTTAATACGTTTCCATGTATCAGAAAAAAAGCAGATTGGGCAATTAAATGGATAAAGGATAAAAAATCAAGTTTTGCTACCCGTTTAGTTGCATTTGCTATAATAGAAGGGATATTTTTTTCAGGAGCATTTTGTTCAATTTTTTGGTTGAAAAAACGAGGACTTATGCCTGGTCTAACATTTTCAAATGAATTAATTAGCAGAGACGAAGCGTTACATACCGAATTCGCTGTTTTATTACATAATAAATTAGAAAATCCATTAAAAAAGAAAAAAATTCATGATATTATTAAAGAGGCAGTTGGTATTGAACAAGAATTTATAGGAGACGCTTTATCGTGTAAATTAATAGGAATGAATGAGGTATTAATGAAACAATATATCGAATATATTGCTGACAGACTATCAGTACAGTTAGGTGGTGATAAAATTTATGATTCTAAAAATCCATTTGATTGGATGGAAGTAATAAGTGTTGAAGGAAAAACAAATTTCTTTGAAAAAAGAGTAGGTGAATATGCTTTATCAACAAAAATAGAAAATAAAGACGATGCCTTTGAATTTGGTGATACGTTTTAAATAAATATTATTTTCAATAAAAAATTAATATTTAAACCAACAAAATATATCGTTCTACTTAGTATTTACATATGAAATAATTTGAAATTTTGTTATTTGTTTAAAAAATTGATTTAATTATTTTATTTAAAATACATTGTAAATAATTAAAATAAATTGTAAATAATTAAAATGATTATCATTATGTTAACAGTTATTAGTATGCTTCGTATTCCCAATTGTATTATGACACACATACAACGTATTTCGCCGCGACATCAAACTATTTATCCACATACTCAAAATATTTATCACGCAAGCATTAAACTACCATATAATGAATATATATACATCACATATGAACGAGTTGGAGTATCCACGTATAAAATTAAAATGTCGGGCAATATTAATGTTAATGGTCGCGTTTATTATCAAGATGGTAATAATTTTGCGCTAGATGATCGTACTTTAGGCGCTCTACACAAATATAGACGATCATTGGTTGTCTGTTGGTATGATGGATGTTATGATACAATTGAATCAGATATTTTATTGAATATAATCAACCACATTAAACGCATTTTAAAATACGAGCTCTTTATCAGTCTTTAAATATTTACTGTTGAAAAAAATATATATTACTTATTATATATTTTTTTTATACGATTATCTAAAGATTTTATGAAATACTGGTTATAACAGTTGATAGTTAGGAATATTTTTAACATTTAATATTGTTATAGTCATTATCATAACGTAAAAATGTTAGATATCAATTGACATGTCTCAATATTTTCTATTTTATAAAACAAAAAATAACAAGTAAAAAAATAATATGTACATTAACTATTATATTTATTTATTTATTTATTTATTTATTTATGATTATTTTTATATCTACTTACCTTTTATATAATTATGCAGTTTACTATTTAGTATAACGTCTTTGTTTTGTACACCATAAATGTTGTACAATATAGATGAATATATTATACCTAATAATACAAACATAAATATTGTGTATAATAATGAATTAACTGGATCATCAGACCATTCGTCAATTCCAAATATTCCACTTTCTTTTAATGTTACTATGTTAAATAATATCCTTATATTATCTATTATTGCCCACAATCCTAATCCGCCTAATGTTATTAGTTTAAAAAAAAATAATATATAATTTCCTGAATATAATCTATCAATACCAAATACTCCTAAACCGGATAATGCTATTGTAACTAATATAATTTTACTTTTTATTATTATTTTTTTTGATATTATATTTTCTTCTTTGTTTTCATTCATAAATAATTATAATAAAAATATATAATTTTTTTTTATATATATCAAATTATAATTAAATACCTTATTATTCTTTAATATTTGTACATTTGTTAAAATTTGTATAATAGTTTTCAATAAAATGATCAAATACATTATAATAATTAAAAAATGAATTACGATCACTGTATGATGTTACGTTTATATAATCTAATATACTTTTATTATTTATACTAATATAATTGCCACAATGACAATAATTAATATATGGAACAGCTGTTACTACATCTTTTTGATTAACTATTCTATAATGATTTATATTTTTTTTGTTATTAAAAGATGTTGCCCATTTTTTATTACCTACACGAGGACTTGCAAAACTTATTATATTTATCAAATTAGATATATCATTAGATAATATATAACCAAATAATGTTGCTAATGCGCCACCTAAGCTATGACCTGTTATATTTAAATTATAATTTTTATGTTTTTTTAATAATAATTCAAGAGTTATAAATAATTCACTGTACAAATTGTTTTTATATAATAATTTATAAAATCCACCATGAACATATATATCATCATTTATTTTTGCTTTACATATAAACATATTATATAACCAATCACTTAATTCATCTGAACCTCTAAATACTACATTTATTCTTTTTTTTTTATGGTTCAATGTTATACCGACTTGTACACCGTGATTATCTATGAATTTTACTAAATCATAATTAGATTCTTCTTTCAATAAATTTGATAATATTGTTTTTCTTGTTTTTGAAATATGTATAGAACTTATATCTAATGATTTCATATCATATTCATTGTCATGTTTTTTGAATGTCAGTTCTTTATTACAGTCATAAATTAAACATGCTAACCCTAGCATATCATTTATTAAAGAATAACTTATATCTAGTTCATAACTCATATATATATATTATAATAATATTATATAATATCAAATATAATATCAAATATAATATCAAATATAATATCAAATATAATATCATAATCAGATTGGTGATTTGACAGACAAACCTTATCATGATATGATACGCACCAGATAGCTGATTATATAATATCATTCTATGTTATTATTTTTTGGATTTTTTTCTATAACATTTAATTCAAATATTTGTCAAATATTAATGTTTTAACTTCTTTACAACGAAGTTGTTCATACTTATTGTTAAATTTAGTTGTATCTTGCCATTTTTCTTTTAATTTATTAATTTCATTATACCAAGAGTTCAATGTATGTCCTCGTTTCTTTTTAAATTCGATCATATTTTCTAATTCTAATGAAAACAATTGTAATAATGGTTTCATAATTTGATTTGTAATATAAAAGTTGTAATCAATCTTCAACTCGTTTGCTAATATAAATTGTGGAGTTTCTATTTTTTCACCTTGTAACGCTTTTTTATTTGGATTAACTATATATACATAATTTATTCTATCACCTGGTCCTGGTTTTGTATCACGATTACCGATTCTATTAGCTAAAACATTATGAGCAATTTGATTAGGATTTTTATAATAACTTCTTAAAGATTTAGTAATAACTAATTTATCAATATTATATGTTTCATCTTTTATATTTTGTAATGAGTTATCTACAAATTTTATAGCTTTATTTAGATTCTTGTCTTTCATTAAAATATTAATAACACCACCATATATGTCTTTAACAATAGGAGCATTGTCTCTTCGTTTCAAAACATTACCCATTGATTTTAGTTTACATTTATTAGTATCTAATTCATATAACATACCATCATATCTTTTTTTAGATAATAAACAAAATGGCCAAAATGTTTTTTCATATTCTAAATCATGAGGAGGTTTTAAGAATTTAGTAGCTAATTTGCCTGCATCTTGTGCTACTTCAATACTATATTCTAATGCTTTTTTATTTTTAATTTTAGTATTATCAGTTTTATTAGTGAATTCAAATTTTATAAATACAGAGTCCGTATCACCATATATACAATCAGCATTAACAATTACATCATTATCATCAGACATTTTTTTTTCATAATTATGATAACAATCTTCAACAATATTTTTAGCATAAGAAAGTAACATTCTACCAACGGCAGTAGTAGATGCGGCTACATCTTTTTCATAAAAAGTGCTTGTTTTTGCCCCAGATTGTCCATATACAGAGTTAGCAGTGAGCTTGATAGTCAACTGTCTTTTATCTAAAACATTTTTCATAAATTCATTATTTTGTGTTTTTATCATTTTTCTAGTTACTTTTCGTGCATTTAATAATTCTTGTAAAATTGCAGGTAAAACTGCTAATTTATTATCTGGAAATTGTGCAAATCTACAAATTTTATAACCAACAATATTTTTTTTCGCAGCAGCTTTAGCTGTTGTGCGAATATATTTATAAGTATCATATTTAATATCAACATATTTATAATTAGGTAAATTATCATATATATAATCATTACTTTCATCTTTTTCACCTGTTTCTTTTAATAAGTTATCACTTAAATCATATTCTTTTGTCCATACTTTACTGTCATGTGAAATATTTTCACTAATAATAGAAGATGGATATAAAGAACTGTAATCTAAACAAGAAACCGGATCTTCTAAATATAAACCAGTTTTTGGAGATAATACATGCGCACCTTCATACCCACCATCATCAGTTGATTTTTCAATAACTGGTATCAAAATATTTTTTTCAGAACATTTTTTAGAAACATAACTTGTTAATTTAATACCTTGACCTCTTACTAGTAAATAATTTAATGGAACGCTACATAAATTTGACATCTCAACACAGCTTGTAACAATATCATTTTTTAGTAATAATTCTAATACATTATCACAATCTGCAAGACAATATTTACCTACTAACCATCTATCCTGATCAGATCCCAATGACAATTTAAAAATTTCAGCAGGACTAATATCGTCTTTAGCCAAACCCCAGTTAACTTTTTTATTTATTAAATCAAATTCTTCGTTAGAATCAATAATAAAACTGTTTTCTTCATCATTTATATTGATAATTTTGAATTTTGCACCCTGTTTATAATAATTTACACTATAACCAATTTCTTGAAAGTTAACATAAGCTAATTCATTTAAACCTGTTAAATTAGTACTGTAAATTTTAGTAGTATTATTATCTAATATTTCATATTTTTTAACACTATCACTAATAAAATAACTTGATGTATAATCTAATTTATAAGATGTTAAAACGTGTTCTCTTCTAAAAACATTGTATAAATCAATGATAATACGACCAGGCATTTTAATATATTTCAAATTATATTCACCACTTGCTAAAAATATTTTACTTTTTTCAATATCAAATTTTTTTGTTTTCCAATCTTGATTATAACATATCTCATCTTTATTATAAGATAATTTCAAAAATTCTTCACTGCACTCTAATTCTTTTGAGCGATCAAACATGAAATCAAAATCAAATCCATTAATATTATATCCTATAATCATATGTGGTTGTTTCAATTGAATAATTTTAGAAAATTTCAATAACAAATCCTTTTCTGTATTACAAACTATAATTTTTGTTACATTTTTTTCTAAATCATAATCATCAGGAGGTTTACAACCATCTTTAACTAACAAAATTCTTTTATAACTTTTTTTATCTCCATAATATAAAAAGGATAATCCTATAAAAGTAATAATATCACCTTCTAAGTCTGGTAAATCATCTGATAAAAATTTATTCAAATATTTAATTTTAACATTTACATCACATTTGTTATCTAAAATAACTTCTAATATAGTAACATCTTTTGTATATTTTTTATTTTTTTTACATTTAAATTTGAAATCATTATTATCTAATAATTCATTTTCAGAATCTGATTCTGAATCTGATTCTGAATCTGATATAAAATAATCATCAACTATATTTGTTTTAGATTTAACTGTCGTTTTTATAATATTTTCTAACGCTTTTTCAATATTCTCAATAATTACTTTTTCTTTTGGATATACTATATTTATGTTATATTCATTAATATTATCATTATCAAAACCCGAAATAACACATTTTTTTAGTAAATCATTATCAAATAATGATTTGTCTTCCAATGAATTATAATATGTAATAATATCAATAGCTAATTTTTTATAATCTTTAATAGCAACTGGGAAATCACCATGACTACTACTTGCTTCAATGTCAAAACTACATATATTATATCTAACAACCGTTTCTTTTTCTGGTTTTGATATAATATCTTTGTAATCAATTTCAAATTCATAATGTGCATATGTTTTCTTATAGTGAATATGTTTTATTTTTTTTGCACAACATAATACCCAACCAGAGGGGGATATTTCTTTTATATGAAATAATTTTAGCAATGGTGGTATATGTGCTTCATATAAAAATACATTATATTCTAAAAATTTATAACCATCTTCTAACAATTTTTTTTCATAAAAATTTCCAATAATAGTTTCTTTATAAAATAATTTTTTAGCTTTATTAAATGCCTGAACACATGAAAATTCTACATATATAAAATTATGTAATTTAAAATTATCAAATCCATATAATTTATGTTTTTTAATCAAATATGAATTTAAAATAGATTCATCATAATATAAACCCATTTTTTTACGCATATGTGATATAAATTCATTTTTTAATTGTTCGTCCCAATTATCCGGAACTTTTACATAAAAACATGGTTTGTAATTTTTAACATATATACATGCCGTATAACCACACTCTGATATACCAAATAATTGAACCATATATTCTTTGTTACATTTGAATTTATTGTTATCTGAATTATAAACCGATTCATCATATGGGTTAAAATCATACAATTTTATCAATAAATTTTTATTAATATTTTTAGACATTTATTAATAATACAGATTTAGTTTTATTATTTTTTATAAAAATAATAAAAAATCAATTTTTTATAAATTAAATTAATACTATATTTATTCCCGTATTCATTATATGATGCGACTCATCATTTATTATAAATCCTATATCTTTCAACAAACCTGTCGTAACTGTTGTTAAATAATTTGTATTGTTTAAATATCCGGTTGTAATATCATTAACTATACTTGGATAATTTATATTATTAACATATATTTTTTTATAAATTCCATTTGAATCATTACCTTCTTCTATATGAACATTTTTTGTTCCAATTGGACCATCATTCTCTAATAATAATCCTAATACATTATCTATTATATTATTATCTACATTATTATCTTGCAACATTTTTTTATAACCATCTAATCCTTTTGCACCTGACCATATATATCGTCTATTATTATCATCATCATTCACTTCTTGTAAATAAACGCTATTATTTATTGGTAAATAATCGGTTTGTAAATTAATTATTCCTAATATATGCAATGTCTCGTGTAAAAGAACTAATAATAACGATAATTTTAATGTATCATTAAAATACATAAATCTATTTACTACTTTTTCGTTAAGTCCTATTGATTTTGAGGTATGATCAGCCCATCCTATTATATTTTCATTTTCACTATTATTAAAATGATTTTGATCTAAATCTATCACTATATTATGGCTGTAAGAAATATTACTTTGTTTTATAATATCATTTAAAATTAATAATGTATCATTTTTTACTGAATTTATAATACCTACAAAATTTGTTCTTGTATTGTTATCTATAAATTCTTCATTTGTAATTATATAATTAATTATTTTAAAAGGCGAATTATTCCCGCTTGTATACCAATTATTAAAAATATTATAATCTTGTAATTTAAAATTTGTATTATTTGTGTTTATAAGCATATATTCACTTACTATTTCTTCATTTTTATAATAAAAATCCAGAAATTTTAACATATTCGAATCATTATAGGTTTTATCATTGAAATTGTAATAACCATCATTTAAATTACTAGGCGATATATCATATGTAAATGTTGTATAATTATAATTCATATTACTATATATTATTATTTATATTAAAATATTTAACAAATTTTTGTATTTATATATATAGGTATGTTAAAAACTAAAAAATATTTAAATTATAAATTTAATAAAAAATATCCTAGGTTCGTACATAACATATTTGAACGCGTCACATAATACAACGTCGGCACAGAAACACATACAGACATAACATTTACCAATTGTCACCGCCTATTAACATGAATCACTAGAACAATGATTATTCATCAACAAACCATGTATTATATTTATACTATTTTGTATTATCCAGGTCACCATGAATTTTCTAAATTTTTAACCAACTTTTTATTGTAATATATATATATATATAATGGTAAATAAAACAAGAAAATTATGTGCTAGTTGTTTAAAATTAGATTTTAGTAAAACTTTAAAATCTAGTAATAAAAGAAAACCTAAATGGTTAAGCAAAATTGATTATGTAGAAGAATTTGTAAAAAAAAATACTAAAAATTTTACAAATAGATATCCCAAAAACTATAACAAAGTTATTAAAATAGATGTAGGACAACGATTTAGTAATAGAAAAATATTATATTGGGCAGCCAAACCAAGTAATAAATTAACTATTAATGGTGCAAAAGAAGCATATGGAACTTTCTCAAATAGTGGGGTAGCAACTATTGATGAAAAAGGTTTTGCTAAAATTAAATTTTTGGTTCCTCAAAACTACAAAACAATGGTTAAAAATGAAAAAGAATACACTACTTTTTTTAAACATATTCATTATGTTATTTCTAGTAATAACAATAATTATTGGATTTTTAATATTTTTACAAAATTAATTCATAATAATTATGATTATAAACAATTAATACAAAAATTAAATTCAAAAATAGTTGTTATTTTAAATGTTTTACCTTGTGAATATTATGCAAAAGATCACATACCTAATACCTTTAATTTACCTGTTTCACAAATTAAAAAAATGTCTATTAAAGAATTAAATGAATGGTTCATATCAGTTATTGATTCCCATTATCCAAAACTCAAAAAATTATTAAATAATAACTTGCAATTAAATGAAATACCCATCATATCTTATTGTGTGGATAATAAATGTAGTGCTTCAAAAAATAGTACAGAAGCATTAATGAAAAAAGGATTTATTAATGTTAGTTTATATGAAGATGGTATGAAAGATTATAATAAACGTTATAAAAAATTATAATAAACATTATTAATAAAATTTTTTATCATTTAAATATAAATTCACATATATATATCGTAATGACTAATATTACAAGTAATCAAATATTAATTATATCTCATGATTTATATTATATATCATTTGCTGGTTTGATTTCATTATTATGTTTTATTCGTTCAAAAAATATTTTTTATAATTTGATTAATCATATTTTATTAAATAATAATACTGATAATAATACTGATAATAATACTGATAATAATACTGATAATAATACTACTAATAATACTGATACTAATAATAATCAATACATAATTTCAGACGATGAAGAAAATATTTTTGATAATAAAAACAATGAACTAGAATATACAGATTCCCCACCTAGTTATAATGATTTATTTAATTATAACTTTCGGGTGACTAAAAATAAAAATTGATTTTTTATTTATGATTATATATATATATATATATAATCATATATATCTTAAAAATTATTTACATATATTTATATTATGTACCAAAATGATAATTTGAATCAAGAATATATTAATTTGTTTAATATTAGAGAAACATGTGAACAACTTGAATATGATATATCTAATAGACTTATTAATAATGAATTAATATTATACACTGATGATTATAATTATTTAAATTATAAATTATACAAATTATATTGTATAATACATGAAATAAGAAATTATTTGAAGAATGTATCTCCTACGTATAGATATATATTTCATGAAACTCATAATATAGATTCTGTTATATGTGTATTTTAATTTTAATTATATAGTTAAATTATTTTCACGACTACTATATCTCATATTTTTTTTTCAATTTATTTAAGAATATATTTATATTTAAACTTATATCTTTACAATCGTCATAAATCATTCTACTCGAAATACGTTTCTCTCTATCTTTATTTTTATTATCATATATCATATATTTATTAGTTTCTAATTTTCTAATATTTATGTATTTTGGTAAAATATTATAACTGTTATCTTTTGCATTATTTTTATTTAATTCATTTAATTCATTTAATTTTCTTTTAATTTCTTCTAATTTTTGAATTATTGAAATTTTATTGGATTTTGAAGAACATATATTAATTTTTGTATTATATGAATTATCAAATGGATAATTCTCTACTCTAAAAAAATTTCTAAATAAAGTTTTTTCTTTATTATAACATTCGTTATGATAAACTACATATTTTGGTAATAATATATTTGATATATCTAACGGTAATTCTACGGCATTATTTTTTCTATTTTTTTTTTGATGATTCATTATTTCCATAAAATTTATTTATAATATTAGAAATAAATTTTATATAATAATTAAACATACAGTAGTTACTCCTTGACATACACATAATAATTTGCTAATATTTGAAACAGGATATATATCACCATATCCTAACAAACATCCTGTTACAATTGAAAAATATAATCTATTGAAATATTTATTTGATAACGTTGGTTTAACTTTTTCCGGATTTAACTCATTCTTTTCTACATCGGCTTCTGTTTCTTTTGTTGTTTCGTCTATTATAGTTTCTTTTTTACTATTACTATTATTACTATTACTATTATTACTATTATTACTATTATTACTATTATTACTATTATTATTATCTAATAGTGAATTATCTAATAGTGAATTATCTAATGTATTATTTATATCTTTAAAATTTTCTATAATTTCTTTTTGAGCTTTTTTTTTTATTATTTCTTCTTTGATAATTTCCTTATACTTATTTACTCCTTCAAAATGTGTATCATCTAAAAAAGTATATATTATAGAAAAAACAAACATTATTATTAATAATATATAAATCTTTGTTGTGTTTATTTGTTTATAATATTTGTAAAAATTATTTTTCATATATATTATATTTATATAATTATAATTGTATTTTTATTATTTTTGTAAAATAAATCCAGAAAAATATACCAACAAATGCTTTTGCTATCAAATCTAATATATTATATGATATTACCTTTGTTGTGTCTTTACATAAATAAACAACCCCATAAAATCCCCATAAAACCAAAAATAACCCATATATTAGTTTAGATGGTTTCGTTTTTATTTTATTCATAAAAATTTTCCAAATATACCCAAACATTAAAAAGAAAGCTACAAATCCTAAAATATTAGCTAATGGTTTTTTTATAATTTCCAATTCACCTATATACCCTAAAGTTAACATTCCAAAATTTAATAATAAAACTATCACATATATTGGTAATGTTAATTTTATTTTATTTTCCATTCCCAAAACTAAACATAATACTAATAACATAATGGGTGTACTTATAAACCAATCTGTGTAACGTAAGTTGTTTATTTTTTTATAATCTATAATTTCGTTGTTTTTATCTGCTTCTCTAATAACATATATAAAATATCCATAAAAATATCCCGCTACTATAGAAATACAAGTTTCTAAATTCATAATATGTCTTATGTTAGAATTTTTTGTTCTTAAAGCTTCAATAAAACATATTGTACCTGTTGTTATTAAAAATATATAAGCAAAATAAAAACTATTATTTATTAATTGTTTTTCTATATTTGAAACATTCGAATTATCAATCGATATATTTGAATAACCTTCTTTTGTTTTATTTGTTTTTGTTTTTGATTCTTTATCTTTATTTGTATTTTTCATTGGTTCTTTTTTATCTTTATTTGTATTTTTCATTGGTTCTTTTTTATCTTTATTTGTATTTTTCATTGGTTCTTTTTTATCTTTATTTGTATTTTTCATTGGTTCTTTTTTATCTTTATTTATATTTTTCACTGGTTCTTTTTTATCTTTATTTATATTTTTCACTGGTTCTTTTAATACTATATTTTGGGTTTTAACATGTGATTGTAATTTTTCAAATAATTTTCCTAAATTTGACATATAATATAATATAATATAATATAATATTATATTGTCTTATCTTATCTTGTATTATCAAATATTGTCATATATTGTCTTATCTTATCTTGTCTTATATTGTCTTATCTTGTGTTGTTTTATATTATTTTGTGTTAACGGTAAATTTATATACTTTATTATTTTTTTTTAAAATTGATTTTAATATCATATTAAATTTTTCATAATATGTTATTATGCAAGCGTTAAAAATTGTATGTGAACATTATGACACTATGATTATTGATCAAGCAAAATTAGATATTGATCAATCAAAATTAGATAATAATTATATAAACAAATTAAATGAAAAATTAAATTTTATGATTGTTGAATTTGAAAAAATACAGTGGGTTTCGCAACGCCCTTATAATTCAGAAGAAAACTTTTATGATATCTACAAAGAAGACAACAATATTTCACATGATAAAAAAAAAGAACTATGGAATTTATGTGAACATATTTGTGAAAAATATAAAGTATTATTTAAATTATTTGAAGACGAAAATTGCGGTTGTTGTCATTATAACACTTTTTTAGGAGTAATTGGTGGTGTTAGAGCTTTAAATAAATTAAATTATGCATGTAACATAACTAATTTGGATGAAAATACAGATTATTGGAAACATATTTTAAATGATGCTGAAAAAAATTCATATGACCCAGCAATGATTGCACAAGATAAATTAATTGATGGGACCATTAATGATATTTTTAAACTTAATTTATATTAGACAAATCAATATTATTATGTTTTGAGTTTTCTATATTAAATCCATTGATTAATATATAATTAAAAATTATATATTAATTCATATATAAAAAAATTGATTATTATTTTTTTATTATTTATAATTATCACCTACAAAAACCTAATTGATTATAAACACACACTATGAACACTGCATTTTACGCACAAGTACAAAATAATATTCCAAGTCTTGCTGAAAAGGCTGCTCTCGTATATTTATATTCCAACCCTACCGTTGTCGCTCTTGATTTTTCGCCATGGTTCCCTTCCGCACACAAGATACAGGCTATTATTAGAAGCAAACTTGATATAGTTCGATCGGTTAAGATGATACAGAGAAACATTCGTGGCTACTTCGTTCGCAGTAAAATTTACAAAAAACTCATTATGAATGATTATTCTGGAGATCCAGATACTACCACTAGTAATTTAAGCGTGCCTATATTAACTATTAGAGCATACGCACATAACGCCCAATCTGTCCACTATTTATACATCTTATTATCATAAACCATTTGATATTAAACATAATTTTTTTATATAATTTAAAAATTATAATAATATGGCTAATCATCATTAATATTATGTATTCTAAAACATCTTTCAAAATTTAAAATTCTACAAAATAATCCACTCTTTAAATATATTATCTAATTCGTAAATATGTTTTATGAGATTATTTAAGTAAAGCAGTAAAATATTATATCAAACAATAAATCTAAATAAAATTACAATAATAAAAAATCATATAAATCATCATAATTTAAGGGTACAACATATTTTAATGTTACTATCCTGTATAACTGATTGTTTTTTACTCATATTAATTGTATTTTACTTTCATACATATAATATTTATATATATATATATATTATGAAGTATAATTTGAATACATATTATAATAAACATAAAAATAAACCTATTGTAGGGATAATACCACCACCAATGATAACGAATGATATATATGAACAATTTTTATATTTAAATGATGGATATATTAAATTTTTGAGATCTATTAAAATAAATATGGTAATAATACCATATAATATATCAAATAATGAATTAGAATATTATTTAAAAAATATAGATGGATTGTTTTTTTCAGGAGCAAGAATTGGAAATTATAATCAAGAGAAAGAATTTATTAATCAATATAAATTTATAGATTATGTTTTGAAAAAAGCTATAAATTTAAATAAAAAAGGAAGAATTTTTCCAATATATGCTTCGTGTCATGGAATACAATCTATTATTAAAACCGCCGAAAAACATAGTGATAAAAATGATGATTTATTTGTTTCATTAGACGCTGTTAATTATAAAGCAAAAATTCAATTTATAAATAATAACAGTAATAATATAAATAAATATACAAAATATAATAATAAAATAGTAATACATGATTGTACATTTGGTATAACACTAAGTAAATTTTATAAAACAAAATATTTACAACATGAATATAATGTAATAGCAGTTGGTAGAGATAGAAGAAATAAAAAATTTGTAGAGTTCATTAAACATAAAACATTTCCAATATATGCTTTTCAGTGTCATCCAGAAGAATCTCCGGTGGGTTTATTAGATGAATTTATTGAAAGTCTTTATAAAAGCCATATTTTACGTTCTAGATTAAATAAAATTTTTAAATTAAAATCAAAAAAATTTGTACCAAATAAATTAAGTTTTAAAACAAAACTATGTAAGAATTTAAGACCAAAATTGATAAATGTAGTAACTAATCAATTAAGACGACAAACGAGAAAAAATACAAAATGTCATATTATAAAAATAAAATGAATTATTTTTCCAGGTGGTTATAGAAAACTATAAAAAAAATACCCTGTTATTTGTTGTATGTTATTCATATTATTATAGTTAATAATATGAATATGTCTAAAAAACAATTTTTAATTATATTAATTTTTTGCTAGTTAAACTTAATTCGAATACGCTAAACCACCCATACCCGACATAATGCGAAGGACATTGTAATTAACAGCGTAGACACGGACTTTAGCGGTCGATACACCCTGAACAGTAGCATTCGATAGAACAAGCTGGAGAGTAGCATTGTCAATGCGCGAGAAATTGCACGTGCCCGATGGCTGGTGTTCTTCTGGGCGGAGAGCGAACGAATAAACATTAATACCGGTGTCTGGGCTGCGAGTGTGGTGCTGGAATGGCTGAACTAAATCGAAATAAGTGCCTTCGCGCTCCGAGAAACGATCCTGACCATTTAACTGTAATTTAGCAACAACAACTGGATTTTCACCCCAGCAATGCATATCTTTGGCAGTTTCACCTAATACAAACGTACCGGCATCCGAAACAGCCGATTGTTTATTACCCACTCCGGTCCAGTCAGTTCCCGCGGCTACACCAGTGGCGTTCATGGCAAATGGATCTTGAAATTCAGAGCTCGCTGTTATGTAGTCATTTGAACCACCTATTCCAGCTTGCGAACCGAACGCGTGTAAAGCATTTGGTAATACATCTAAAGCATCAGTGTAATTGAATGGTTGAGCACCAAATAATCCATTTAACGCTTTACCAGTAGTAACAGATGAACAATAATCAACGTTGGTATCTGGTTGAACAACCCAGATCAACTCTTTGCATGGATGATTAAGATTGAGTTTAATTTTATTAGAAGACGAACCAACCGACTCATCACCAGTGAACTGTAACTGCTCAATTAAATATTCATGAGGGTTCTGAGCCATGCGACGACGTTCATCTGTATCTAAGAAGATATAATCAACATATAATGATGCAGCAGATAAAGATAATTTGTAAGCATCGTTGATTTTACTCCCATTACCATCAAGCGCAGTGCATGCCCACAAGCACTCGTCTATCGGGCGTAAATCTAAGTTGATTTTTACTTCATGATACTGTAAGGCAATTAATGGAAGAGCTAAGCCTGGGTTACGACAGAACCAGAACTGTAATGGAACATAAAGAGTAGTTTCTGGTAACGAATTCCTGGGAGCACATACTTGGTTAATACCATCGGACGAGCATGGCGAATCAACATCAGCAAACGATGGATCGGTAATGTATGTCAGCTGTGTTGTATTACCAATCATTTTGTAATAACCACGTTCCTGTTCTTTTGATAATGTTAACTGATTCCAGATATGCATCCAGTCACCATATTGACGATCAATGCGCTGACCACCAATTTCAACTTCTACTATGCTGATAATTTGCTCACCTGGGCAATCTAACCATCTAGCATATACAGTGCCTGAGTCGCCAATAGTATTTGAAACTTCTGGTAATGTAACCTGTAAATATGTACGATACGCTAAATCACCATTGCGCGAAATTGTGCAAGTTACACGACGGCCAAAGTCCGCTTGTCCGTTGAATGTTTGTTCAATTGATTCCATCGCGAAATTTGTGTGACGACGATAGGTAACTTTCCAGAATGTTATTTGGGGATTACCAGTTAAATATACATCTTGAGCACCATACGCTACTAATTGCATAAGACCACCAGCCATATTTTTATAATATCTATAAAGAAAAAAATTATAATTTTTAAAAATTAAATTAATTAAATTAATTAAATTAATTAAATTAAATACATTTAATTCTTTTAATTAAATAATTTAATTCAAAAATGTATTTGAACATAATAATAAAACATTTAGTATGATAATTATATTAAAAATATTATTATGTTTATTTATATGATTTTTAATGAATTTAAAAAATAGTTCATTAACATTAGATAAAAAACATAATTTATTATTAAAAGAATTTGAGAATAATCAAAAATTAATTCCTAAATATTATGAAAAAATAAAAAAATTAGAAAATTTGAAAAAAAATAATAAAAAAAAAAATTCTAACGAATTATTTGAAATTAACCATGAAATCATGTTGATTAATAACAAAATTAAATCTATTAATTCAAATGAAATGGATTATTATTTGAAAAATAGTAATTATATGTTTAAATATTTTGAAAATAAAAAAAAAATTAACAATAATAAGGTTATTGATTCACACGATAATACATGTTATATATATAATAATAATAATAATAATAATAATAATAATAATATTAATAATAATGATAATGATAATGATAATGATAATGATAATGATAATAATAATATTAATAATAATAATAATAATAATAATATTAATAATAATGATAATGAAAGTAATAACAAAATTTACAAATTTTTTAATTTAAATAACAATAATAATAACAATATCAATAACAATATCAATAGCATTAACAATAACAATAACAATAACAATAACAATAACAATATCAATAGCATTAACAATAACAATAACAATAACAATAACAATAACAATAACAATAACAATATCAATAGCATTAACAATAACAATAACAATAACA